CGGCGTCGTGAAGCCGCTGGCGTGCGATGTCGGGGCCTACGTCTTCGACAACATCGACCCGAACTCTGGCCCGCTCTACGCGCACGGGTCCGACAACGGCACCTTCCCGGAAGTCTGGTTCTGGTTCCCGTCGCAGGGGTCTACGGTGCCGAACCTCTCCGTCTACTACAACTTCCAAGAGGGCTGGTGGGGCATCGGCAACACGATGACGCGCACGGCGGCCTGCAGCGCGGGCGTGTTTAAGTACCCCTTGGCCACCGACGACTTGAACGAGGTGTATTACCAGGAGAACGGCTGGACTGCCGCAGGCGCGCCGATCCAGACGGATCGCTACGCCGAGACGGGGTCCGTCAACCTGCGCGACGGCGGGTCGATCTCCTTCGTCCGTCAGGCGCTGACGGACAGCGGCTACGGCTACGACAGCACGGAACTGACGTTCTTTTCGTCCTTCACCCCGGAGGGCGCGGAGACGACGTCGGGGCCTTATAACCCGCGTTCTGACGGCTACACGGATGTCCGCGTGACAGGGCGCGACTTCCGCATCAAGATCGCCGCGACCGAAGACGCCCCATGGAGTATCGGCCAGATGCGGATTGACTTCACGGCGAAGGGGGCACGATGAGGGCTAATCTTCCTCCCGCTCCGGCGGCCTACGACGCGGGCTACTTTACGCGCGCCTTGTCGGCGCTAGACCAGATCGTGGGCCAGACGGTGAACAAGATCGAGGCGGTGGACTCGGTTTTGCTTCAAGCGCCGAACGGGTCGGTATATAAGCTGACAGTCAGTAATACGGGAACCCTAACGACCACGGCGGTGCCGCTTGGACAATCGGGCTCTCCTCCTTACTAGGATGCGGAAGGCGCTGCGACTTGGCGGCGACACGCACTCCCTAGAAGACGTCATCGAAGCCCTCAACCGAGGGGAGATGCAGGCGCACCACAACGATCGCGCGATCATCATCACGGAGATCGTGCAGTCGCCACGGCGCAAGTACGCTCATTTTTTCTTGTCTGCCGGTGAGCTCGACGGGATCTTGGAGCTCATGCCGCAGGTGGAGAAGTGGGCGCTGGAACAGGGGTGTGAGTATGGCCAGGCCTGCGTGAGGCCGGGCTACGAGCCGGTCCTAAAGGCAAGGGGCTGGAAGCGGCGGATGATAATGATGGAGTACGACCCCCATGGGCAGAAGCGCACCGAGTGCTCAGACGGTAACCCAGCGGACTGAACTCCCGCCGTGGCTTGAGGATGTGACGCGCGAAAACCTCGCGCGCGCTGACGCGATCAGCAATCGCCCCTACCAGCCCTACACTGGCCAGCTGATCGCCGGCTTCTCGCCCGAGCAGGAGGCCGCATTCGGCTACGCGCAGGCGGGCGTGGGCGCGACGCAGCCCATGTTCAACCAGGCCTTCCAGACGGCCTCCGGCGTTGCGGCCTACAACCCCGACTTCGTCGCGCCGTCTGAGGTGAGTGCGATGAACGTGGGCGCTGGGCGCACGGGTTTTGAGCGCGTCGGCGGTGCCGGGGTAGGGGCGCAGAACATTACCGCGCCCAACTTCCTGCAGGGCAACGTCGGCGCCTACATGAACCCCTACTTGGAGAACGTGGAAAACGCCGCTCTCTCGCGCCTGCAGGGCGCGACGCAGCAGGCCGTCAACCGCATCGGGGACCAGGCCATGGCGGCGCGTGCCTTTGGCGGCTCCCGTCAGGGCATCGCGGAGGGCGTGGCTCTGGGCGAGGCGGCGCGCTCTGCCGGCGAACTGTCGGCCAACCTCCGCTCGCAGGGCTACGGTCAGGCGGCGCAGCTGCTGCAGGCGGACCAGCAGCGCGCCATGCAGGCGGCGCTGGCCAACCAGCAGGCCAATCTGGCGGCGGGCACGACGAGCGCGCAGCTGGCGCAGCAGGCTGCGCTGGCCAACCAGCAGGCGGGCATGCAGACCGGCCAGTTCAACATCGACCGCGCGCTGCAGTCGTCTCTGGCCAACCAGCGCGCCAACCTTGAGGCGGCCCAGATCAACGCGCAGCAGGCGCTGCAGGCCCAGCAGCTGAACCAGGCGGCGGGGCTGCAGGCTGCGAACCTGCGGCTTGCGGGCGCTGGGCAACTGTCGGACCTGTCGGGCGAGTTCCAACGCTCGCGCCAGCTTGACGCGGCGCTGCTTGAGAACATCGGCGCGCAGCGGCAGGCGCAGCAGCAGGCGGCGCTCGACGAGGCCTACGCGCGCTTCCAGGAGCAGCAGAACTACCCGATCGAGATGCTCAACCTGCGTCTCGGTGCGACCTCGGCCACGCCCTACAGCACGACCTCGACCGGCACGCAGTTCGTGCCGCGGGGTAGCAACTTCTTGTCTGGCCTGGGCGCGGTCGGTTCGGCCGCCACTGGCGCCGCCGCTCTCTACCCGCTGATCTTCGGCGCGCGCTGATGGCTGATATCCCGACAATCGCCGACTACATCTATCGCCGTGCGACGGAACTCGGTGTCGACCCCAACATGGCGCTGGGTATCGCCAGCCGTGAGGGGCTCAACTTCCGCACGCTGTCGTCGCCCACCTTCGGCAACGCCGACAACCGCGGCTACAGCTTCGGGCCGTTCCAGCTGTTCTCCGGCTCCCGCGACCCGCGCACCATCGCACCTGGCGGCATGGCCTACGAGTTCCAGCAACGGTTCAGCGCGCCGCCGTCGGCCGAAAACTGGCGGCAGCAGGTGGACTTCTCGCTGGAGCGCATGCGCGATCGCGGCGTGCAGCCCTGGTACGCGGTGCAGAACGCGGGCGGCGTTGGTCCGATCACGGAGATCGGCCGACAGCTGGCGACGCGCATGGGTCTGGGTGTTGCGCCGCCTGCTGACGGTCCTGCGGCGGGTAACATGGCCAACGCCGTCTCGATCGGGCCGCCGGCGCCAACACCGCCACCGGCTGACCCCGTCTACCGGAATGATCTGGGCACCGGCCTGCGCCGTCTGGGCAACTACCTTGCGCCCGGTATGGTCGACCCTGCGACGCCTCTGACGCCGGAGCAGGCGCAGCAGCAGCAAGAGCAGGAACGCACGCAGGCTGACCGCATGCGCAGTATAGGTGGCGCGCAGCGCGGCTTTCTGGGATTGTCGCAGATGGGCGCGCCGCAGCAGGTCGAGCAGCCGCAGATGCGCACGCAGGTTGTTGGTCCCCGGCCGTTCGAGCCGATTGCTACTCGCCGCCGCCGCGGTCTGCTGGGTTAGGAGGTACCTATGGTCGGTCTGATGGACTTCTTCACCGGCGGCGATCCCGAGCAGATGGCGCAGATCGACCCGCGCTACGGTGTGCCGCGCGCTGACGTGCGCGACGCGGCGGTGAACGCCCTGGCCAATCTCAGCGCCACGCTCCTCGCAGCCGGTCAGCCGATCGCACCGGCGCAGCGGGCGCAGCTTCTGGCGGGGCTGGGCGGCGCCGCCTCTGGCGTAAACACCGACCTGTACAACGCGTCGCAGCGCCGCCTCATGGCGGCGCAGACCGAGCAGCGACGGGGTGAGATCGAGGGCGAGCGCCGCATCGCCCGCCTCATGGAAGACCCCGCCGCGTTCGAGCGGGAGACGGGCATTCCGTTCGCGCAGGTCCGCGGCATGCGGGCTGGTGACGTGAGCCAAGCTCTGCGGCAGATCGCGGTGACGCGTGCCACTCAGGACCCGAACCAGCGCGCGCTGACCGAGGTGCAGCTGCAGGCGGCGCGTCGAGAGGCGGCGGCGCCTCTCGTCCGAGGGGAGAGCTACTTCAACGAGCAGACGCGCCGCTGGGAGCCGATCCGTCCGGCCGAACCGCGCACCGAGAATGAACGGCACCAAGCCAATGTTCTGCGAGGCGCGCGCGACCCCAGTTTTGTGGAGAGCCCTGACTACGCAATCTCTTTCAACGCGCTGTACGGCCCACGGGAAGAGCGTCTGGCAAATGGCGACACCATTGTCATTCGGCCGAATGTGCCTGTCGGCATTCCGCCGCCCCGCGCCGCACTGCCAACCACTACAGGTGTAAGCCAGCCTCCGCCTCCTGCGCCTGCAACGGCGGCGGGGCTACTGACCCCTACCCCACCGCCGGCCGCTGCTGCGACAGGCCTTCTCACCCCCGCTGCGCCGCCCGCCGCCACTCCGTTGGTGCCGGCTCCGGCCGCCGTTCCTGGCGCGGTGCCGGGTGGGCCTGCGACCGTAACCAGCCGGATGCCCGAGCGTGTTCTTGAGGCTGGGCAGACAGCCGCGGCGCAGGAGACGGGCCGCTTGACCGCTCGTCGCGAAGACACGCGCACTTCAGAAGCATCGCAGGTACAGCAGGGTATTGCAGAACTGCGGCGCATTACGGAACCCGGCGGCCTGCTTGAGCGGTCTACGGGTAGCGGCGTCGGTGTAATTCGGGACAATCTGTTGGCGTTCTTCGGTGCTTCAACGGAAGGCGCGCAAGCTGCGGCGTCGTTGGCGCCAATTGCCGACGTCGTTCTCAAGTTGGTTCCTCGGTTTGAGGGCCCGCAGTCCAACGCGGACACACAATCCTACCGTGAGGCGGCCGGGCAGTTGGCAAACTCCGCGCTTCCGAACGCCACCCGCAGGGCCGCAGCGCAAGAGATTATCCGGCTTCTGGAGACGCGGCGCGACCAGTTTACCTACAACGCAGGCGGCGCTCCGGCGCCGAGCGGCGCCCCTGCGCCGAGCGGTTCCGTCCAGGAAGGCAGGACTGCCACCAACCCGCAAACTGGCGAGCGTATTCAGTTCCGCAACGGACAATGGGTACCCATGCGATGAGCGGCGCGCTTCCTCCTGGTTTTAGGCTGGACGAAATTGTGCCGGCGTCGCCCGCACTTCCGCCCGGTTTTGCGCTAGACGCCCCCATTGAACAGCCCCCGCCGCCCGAAATGCCGCGGCGTGAGAGCCCCGGTGTCCTGCCGTTCATTAACCGCGGTCTGTTGGCGCGGACGCTTGGCGCCCCAGTAGACCTCGCCAACGTCGCGCTCGGTGCTGTCGGTCTGCCGGTCAGCCAACAGCCCTTCGGTGGTTCGGCAAGCATTGAGTCCGGTTTGTCCCGGTTCGGACGCGCCGTTGGCGTGCCGATGGTGCCGGCCCCTGGCCAGCGGGCTGAAACTTTGGAAGAGAACGTGGCGCAGAGCGTCGGTGAAGCGGCCGGTATGCTTATTCCTGGGCTCGGCGCCGCTCGTCTTGCCGCCGCTTCTTCGCGCCCTCTGGTCGCGCGTGTTGGCGAAAGCGTCGCGCGGGCTCCTGTGGTTGCGCCTGTTACGACGACGGGCGCGGAACTTGCGGCGGGCGCAGGGGCGGGTGCGGGCCGCTATGTCGCGGAGCAGAACTTCCCCGGAGATCCGACCGCCGCCGCGCTAGGCGAACTTGCTGGCGGTCTAGGTGTGGGTGGTCTTCTTGCCGCGCCCAGCTTGGCCATGCGTCTTCCTGGCGCGCAAGTCGTCTCATCTGCCGTTGCACCGTATCTACCATCGGGCGACCGCTCTCGCGCCGCCGGCCGTCTTATGTCGCTGGTGCCAGATCCGGCCGCCGCATCTCAGGCGGCAGAAGCGCCGACGATCAGCAACCTGACGCCGGCGCAGCGTACTGGCGACACCCGGTTGCTGGCGCTGGAGCGCGCAGTCGCGGAGGAGAACCCGGCCGTCGCTCAACAGCTGCAGGAACGGGCAGCAGCCGCGCAACGGACGCTGGAGGAAGAGGCTCGTCTGTTGGGTGGTGGCCCGACGCAGACACGGGCCTTCCTTGAAAACCGTGTCGTTCGGCTGTCGGAGGCCCTCAACACTCGAGTTGAACAGGCACAAACGCGGGCGCAGCAACGCATCGCCGCGCTGGAGCCGACGGCGCCTGCTGACGCCGCCTCTCGCATCGCCCGCGAGGAGTTCGACAACGCTTACTCGGCGGCCCGAGCGCAAGAAAGCGTGCTGTGGAACTCGATCCCTGGCGACGTGCGGATCGAAACGGCGCCGCTGTTTCAGCGTTTTGCCGCGTTGGTGGAAGCCACGCCAGTTACGGGCCGCGAAGACATCCCGGCGTATGCCAGGCAATTTTTGGGTCGCACCTCGCCGGAGGCTGAAGATGAGGCTACGGCGCTTATCCGTCGTCTCCAGCCGGATCTGCTGCCTCCCCGCCCGCAAGGGGCGCGGTTGGGCGAGACGGCGACCCCCGCAGAGCTTTACACTATGCGGTCCAAGCTCCTCGAAATAGAGCGCAACGCCTACAAAGAAGGGCGACGCAACGAAGGCCGTATCGCCGGACAAATCGCCGACGATGTGTTGGCTACGCTTGATACTGTCCCAGATACGACCGGGCCCTACGCGGTCGCTCGCGCGTACAGCCGAAATATGAACGAGATGTTCCGCGGCGGCGCTGTCCGCCCGTTGTCTCGTATGGGCGACGAAGCTGAAGCCCGCACACCGCCCGAACTGACGCTGGAGCGGCTGTTGGGTTCCGGTGGCCCCTCTGCCGACATCGCCGCCCGTGATCTTCTGGCGGCCACTGGTAATAGCCCCGCCACTCGGCAAGCCATCGAGGACTACCTCACGCGGTCTTTCCGCAATCGGGCGATCTCGGGCGAAGGCAATATCAGCCGACCGTCTGCTACGTCTTGGATGCGGGAGAATGAGGCGCTTTTGGCGCGGTTCCCAGACATCCGCGATAGATTGACCGAAGCCATGACGGCGCAGGGCCAAGCAGGCGCGGCCGTTGCTCGTCAGACGGCTGTCGAGCGCGGTCTGCGACAGCGCGACGACACACGCATGGCACGTCTCCTAGATCAAAGGCAGGAGAGCGCCGTCGCGCGATATCTCAATGCGGAGCCTGGCGGTGAGATCGCGCGTGTGTTTAGCGCGGACGATCCGGCGGCTATCGCGGCAAGCCTGCGTCGGTCGGTAGATCGCGATCCGTCCGGCCAAGCACTGGCTGGTCTGCGGGGTGCGTTCATCGACAATCTGTTCAGCCGCGCGCGCGACACGACGCCCGATGGGGTGGTCTTCAACGGCAGTGCGATTATGGGTGTGCTAGACGACCCCCAACAGCTGCGGGCGTTGCGGGTGGTGTTCGACGCCCCTTCTATTCAGCGCCTTCGGCAGATCGGTACAGAGCTGACGGCGTTGGAGCGCGCCAGGGGTGCCTCTCCCCTGCGCGGCGGCGTCGTTGGGGATTTGCCCGCTACTGTCCTTGAAGTTGCGGGTCGCTTTCTCGCGGCGAGAGTTGCGCCCGGCCTGCAAGAGTCGCAAATGGCCTCTGGCCTCATGCGCCGGTTTATCAGCCAGCTTACCGCTGACCGCGCGAAGGCCTTGCTGACGGACGCCATAACCGACCCTGGGCTGTTCGCCACGCTCATGTCACCTCTGCGGACGGCCAAACAGCAGGACGTTGCCGCCCGCCGGCTGCAAGGCTGGATGGCCAGCACGGCCGTCGGTGAACTCACGGGCGAAGACGCCGAGCGGGCGCCTTCGGCCGCTACGCCGCGCCCGCCGGCTCCAGGGTTGCTAGGTCAGTAGGGGCCGACGCCGCCATCAATATCTCGCGCCGCTCGCGGAGGTTCCGCAGGACGGTGAACCGCTGGTGCATACGGATCAGAAGGGTGGGCCGACGCTCACCCTTCAGTTCGTCCTGGATCATCTGCTCCAGCTCGTCTTCGCGCAGGCTACTCAGCCGGGCGTTCAACTGACGCCAGTTCATGCGGGTGTTCCCTTCAGTTCGTCGAGGGCGATGTCAGACACCGCTCGCTTGTCATAGAGCGCGGCCCAGATGCGCTCGTCAATAGTCTTGTTACTAAGTAACACATAGGCCCAGACCGGCTTGGTCTGGCCGCCGCGGTGCAGCCGCCCGACCGTCTGCTCGAACAGCTCCAGCGACCAGGGCAGCGACAGGAACACCATCTTGTTGCCGCCGTGCTGGAGGTTCAGCCCGTGCCCGGCCGACTTCGGGTGGATCAGCAGCAGCTCGATCTTGCCGGCGTTCCACCGACCGATCGCGTCATGGTGATCGAGCGTCGCCGCGTTGGGGTAGCGGCGCAGGAGTTCGGCCAGCTCCTCACGGTAGTTGTAGACGACGATGGTGTTGTCCCGCTGGTTCTCCGACAGGATCTCGTCCAGCAGGTCGAACTTATGCGGCGAGAACCAGACCGCCTCCTTGGCTTGCGTAAACTTGCCGGCCGTTTCCTGCGCTACGGTCTGGCTGTTGTAAATGAACCCGCTGGCCATCTGTTGCAGCTTGCCGGTGACGGACGCCGCCGTCAGGGCCGTGATCTGTTGGCCCTTCAGTTCGACCAGATAGTCCTTCTTCATCTTCTCGTAGGGCGTCCGGTCAGCCAGGTCGCAGCGCATCTCGACCGTGTGCAGCGGCGGCAGGCGGTCCTTGTACTCGCCGGGCTCCAGGACGTAGGTGGCCGGGCGGATGGCATCCATCACGGCCCCGAGAGAGCCCTTGCGCGGCGTCCATTCGCCGTACTCGCGGTTGAGGCAGACGAAGAACTTCTGGAGGAAGGCGCCCTTCGACCGGCCCAGCAGCTTCTGGTCCACGATCTTGCACTGCCCGAAGACGTCCTCCAGGCCGTTCGAGGTGAAGGAGCCGGTCAGGCCCCAGCGCACGTTGAACGCCTCGATGTTCTTCTCCAGCGCCTTGAACCGCTTCCCCGACGGGTTCTTCAGCCGGGTCAGCTCGTCGAAGACGATGCCGTCGAAGCCGCTGAGATCCGGCGGCGCGGTCTGAAGGTTGTCGTAGTTGGTGACGACGACGCGGGCGTCCGACGCGAAGGCCGCCGCCCGCTGGCGGGGCGTGCCGACGGCGACCGCTATCGACAGCCCCGGCGCCCACTTCGGCCCCTCGACCGGCCAGACGTCGGTGCAGACGCGCTTCGGCGCCAGCACCAGCCACCGCTTGACGTGGCCGTCGGCCACCATCGCCGCCATGGCCGTCAGGGTGATCGCCGTCTTGCCGGCCCCTACGGGCGCCAGGATCATCCCCCGGTCATGCTCGTAGAGGAAGTCGGCCGCATCATCCTGGTAGGGCCGCAACCCAGGCATCCACCTGCTCCTTCGTCCAGAGGCAGGCGTACCGCTGCCCCATGCGTTCCATCTCCTGCGCGAACAGCTTCTGGAGCGGCTCCAGCCGGCCGCCCTTCGTCTTCAGTTCGATGAACCAGGTCTGGCCGCCAGGCAGGCAGACGATCCGGTCGGCCACGCCTCGGTGGGTGACCGACCGGAACTTGTAGGCGACGCCGCCCAGCCGGGTGACGTGCCAGACCAGATGGCGTTCAATCTCGCTCTCGCGCATGGCCAACCCATACCGCTGCATTGCCTATTGTGCAACAGGTTCTGTTGTCATATGGTGCGGGCAAGCGAGGTTCAGTAGAGGACGACATGGCAGCGCACTCCAACATCGTCGGCGGTTCGACCGCCAAGCGGGTCATCGCCTGCCCCGGCTCCGTTAGGCTGGTGCAGCAGATGCCGCCCCGCCCCTCCTCCCGCTACGCTGACGAGGGCACCCTCTGCCACTCCATCATGGAGGGGGTTCTGGCCCACGAAGGTCAGCCGGAGGAGTTCATCGGCCAGACGTTGGGCGGCGTGTCCGTGACGGCGGAACTGATCGAGACGAAGATCCGCCCGGCGCTGGAGGCCCTCGATCTGATCGACCCAGGCCGCGAGATGACCTACGAGTGCGAGGCCCGCGTCGGCTTCGGTGACGCGCTGCCCGGCGTCTTCGGTTCGGCCGATTTGGTCGGCCGTATCGGCAGCACCGCCATCGTGCTGGACTGGAAGTTCGGGGATGGCGTGGACGTCGCCGTCGAGGAAAACCCGCAGGCGATGTTCTACGCTGCGGCGGCCATGCGGACGCCAAAGGTCGCGTGGGCGTTTAAGGACGCCACCAGCATCGACTGCATCATTGTCCAGCCGACAGCCTCTACGCCTATCAAGTGCTGGCGCACGACGCCCGACCGCATCCGCGCCTTCGAACGGCAGTTGTTCGCCGCCGTGAAGGAGGCGCTGGGGCCGGATCCGTCCATGCAGACGGGCGACCATTGCCGCTGGTGCGCGGCCAAGCCGGTCTGCCCGCTGCTGACGGGTGCCGTGGACCGGGCGATGAAGACCAGCCTCCAGAACATCGACGCCGCCCGGCTGGGCGAGATGCTGGAGCAGGCACCGCTGATCGAGAACTACCTTGCGGAAGTGCGGGCGCTGGCGCAGCACATGCTGGAGGAGGGCGTCCCGGTGCCCGGCTTCAAGCTGGTGCCGAAGCGCGCGACCCGCCAATGGGTTGACGCGGACAAGGCACAGGCGGCGCTTGCGGCGCTTGGCCTTGAGGAAATGGAATTGACGGAGACGAAGCTGGTCAGCCCGGCGCAGGCCGAGAAGGCGCTGAAGAAGCGCAAGCTCGCGCTGCCGGGTGAACTGGTTGTCGCCGTCTCAACAGGCAGCACGCTGGCCCCGGAGAGCGATCCCCGGCCTCCCGTGTTGCTGCTCGGCCGTCAGTTGGCGGCTGCTCTTGGTAAGATCGTCTAAACGCGAAAGGACAGTACAATGAACGAAGTCACGAAGTTCGGTAACGCCAACCTGCCGTCCGTGCAGTCGCTCTCGCAGTCCCTGCGGGCGCTCAACACGGGCACGACGCTCGGCAACACCGTCATCCTCAAGATGGACAAGACCGGCCATTGGGTCTTCGGCGCCGACCAGACTGAGGTCGAGGCCGACAGCCTGTGGGCCATCAACCCGTTCAGCTTCACCCACGGCTACATCGCCTGGGGTGACGGCGAAGTGCTGGGCGAGAAGATGGTGTCGGTGCAGCAGCCGCTGCCCGAACTGGAGCCGGCGCCGCCGCAGTCCAAGCGGGGCTGGGAGCCGCAGGTCGGCATGTCGCTGAAGTGCATCAACGGCGAGGACAAGGACATGGAAGCCCGCTTCTCGACGACCTCGGTCGGCGGCAAGCGCGCCGTGCAGGTGCTGGCCCTCGCCATCGCCACGCAGGTGGACAAGGACCAGTCCAAGCCGGTGCCGGTGGTGCGGCTGAAGAAGGAACACTACACCCACAAGAGCTACGGGCGGATCTACACGCCTGTGTTCGAAGTGGTGGAGTGGGTGAGCCTCGACGGCCCTGACGCGGAGGCGCCCGAGGCGCCGGCCGCCGAGGAGCCGGCCCCGGAGGCGGGCCGCCGTCGTCGCCGCACGGCCTGAGAAGGATCGGCCCCCGGCGCAAGCTGGGGGCCGTTTCACCGTATGACGCAAGATACGCCGACACCCCCGAAAGACTGCCCTACCTGCGGCGGTCCTTTCGCGCCAGCCCGCCCTTGGCAGCAGTATTGCACTCCCCGCTGCCGAAATAGCTCGCCGCGCAAAGCGGCGCAGACCCAGCGTTTTCAGCGGCTGCGGCGGAACATGATAGACCGCATAAAAACAGAGCGCGGGTGTTCGGCGTGCGGGTACAGCGCCCACGCCGCCGCCCTCGATTTTAACCATGTTCGCGGCACTAAGCTGTTTAACGTTAGCCAAGACCCTAAACGGTCGTTGCACAGCATAATGCAAGAGATAGAGAAGTGCGACATCCTATGCGCGAACTGCCATAGAATACACACTTACGAAAACCGTCATTGGCACACTAAGCGCAAAGGCGCGGAAGAATGACTATTTTGTGGGGGGACACAGAAACTAGAAGCCACTGCAATCTGTTGTCGGCGGGTGCGTATAACTACGCGCAAGACCGGACCACCGAGATTGTGCTGTTTAACTGGGCCTTCGACGATGAGGAGGTGGCTGAATGGTGGCCTGCGTGCGGGCGGCCGTTCCCAGAGCGCGTCAAGCAGCACATCTTGAATGGTGGCCAGTTGCGGTTTCACAACGCCGGCTTTGACCGTCTGATATTTAGCTACGTCTTGTGCCCGGATTTTGGTGTGCCAGAGCCGAAACTAGAGCAGTTCTACTGCACCGCAGCGCAAGCGCGGGCCAATTGCGGGCCTGGCAGTCTGGAAGATGTCGGCCGGTTTGCCGGCGCGGCCATGAAGAAGGACCACCGAGGCAAGCAGTTAATACGCCTTCTCTGTGTACCCCCGTTCAGTGCGGATCCCAAGCTGTTCGACGAGTTTCGGATCTACGGCGCGCAGGATGTCCGCGCCATGCGCGCCGTCAGCAAGGCGATGCGCGACCTGTCCGACGAGGAACTGCTGGACTACCACGTCAACGAGCGGATCAACGACCGCGGCGTGCTGGTCGACCGACCACTCTGCGCTGCTGCTGTCCGCTACGCCAGCGAAGAATTGGTCGAGATCGAGCAGACCGTCCGCGAGGTGACGGACGGCGCCATCACCAGCGTCCGCAGTCCCAAGATGCGGGCCTGGGTCGAACACCGGGTCGGGCCGCAGGCCCGCAAGCTGATGACCGTCTACAAGGACGGCGAAGCCAAGGTGTCGATCGACAAGAACGTCCGCGCGAACCTGCTGGTCCTGGCCGCCGAGAACCCAGAAGAAGTGCCGCCTGACGTTGCCGAAGTCATCCAGTGCGCCGACGACCTCTGGGCCTCCAGCGTGGCGAAGTTCAACCGGCTGGCCGAACTGGCCGACCCCGAGGATGGCCGCGTGCGGGGCGCCTTCGTCTTTGCCGGCGGGGCCGCGACCGGCCGCGCGTCGAGCTACGGCGCCCAGGTCCACAACTTCCCCCGCAAGTGCGCCGCAGAGCCCGAGGACGTGCGCCAGGCCATGGTGCGGGGCCACCAGGTCGTGCCGAAGTTCGGCCGCCGCGTCACGGACGTGCTGAAGGGCATGCTGCGCCCGGCGCTGCTGCCCGCCCCTGGCAAGGTTCTGATCGCCGCCGACTGGTCCGCCATCGAGGCGCGGGTGAACCCCTGGCTGTCGAAGACGAACAGCGGGATGGAGAAGCTGGGGATCTTTGAGCGCGGCGAGGACGTCTACAAGGTCAACGCCGCTGCGACCTTCCGCGTCGCCGTCGAGGACGTGACGAAGGACCAGCGCCAGGTCGGCAAGGTGCAGGAG